GGATCTGCTACCCGAGGTCTGGGCTGTGTGAGCGGCAGCTAACACTAATAAAGACGGCGTGACCCAGGTGGTCACGCCGCTCTAGTGGAGAACTTGCCAATGTTTGACAACACACAGTAGCCTCGAGCGAGGCTGTGGCCACGGTTGGCAAGGCGCCAGTCATCGACCGTTTCAGGTCTGAATTATTGACGAATGAAGCCCGCTATTTGCGGGCTTCATTCTTTTCACGGCCTATGTCCCTACCCTATCAATCGTAGGTCACCGATCTCTTCGCATCCAAATGCTCTTCTACCTGCTCCATCGTCCATCCTCGGTCTCGAGCAATACACATCTTGAAGTACGTGATGGCGGCCGGCTCACGTCCTGCGGTTTCGATCCACTCCAACGCTTGTGAGGTGGAGTCCACCTGGTCGTAGTATTTGCAGGCCGGAAACGAGATCAACTCATATTCGTACTCGTCCCACCACGGCGCTCTTTCAGGGAAACGGATGAGTCCATTCTCAATCTGCGGTGTCTGGTTACGCAGCCGGATGACCTTATCGCCGATCGGCTTGATGCCCTTCACTTGCGGCACCTTGCTGGCCCGAAGTTCTTGGATGAGTTGGGTACCGGAGGCTTTGTCCTCGATCAGCACCGTATTGGCACTCCAAATCCTGCGTTGCTCGATGACCGCCCGCTTCAGGTCCGGGTACTCCATGCGCTTACGGAGCACGTGAAGCAGATAGGTCTGTTTGCCCTTCATCCCCCAGGTGGTGCAGACGCTGTAGTCGGACAGCTCCTTGGCCGTGTTGGCCGTGTCCCAGCTCTGAATGATGCGGTCGAACCGCTCCGGCTTCTCCTCCTCCCGGTACCGGTTTAGCCACGCCGTCTTGACGATGGATCCGCCCGGCGGCACCGGGGACTGTAGATACTGGGCCGAGTAGGTGTAGGTGCCCAAGTTGTGCTGTATCGCCTCCAACTCCGCCAGGCCTTCCCGGCCCTCGTGCAGCAGATCGCCCGGCTCCCGGGCTTTCACCTGGGGTCCGGCTAGGGTGTTGAAACGCCAGACTTCGGGTTCCTGCGCCACCGCCGGCAGGCTCACGACCTCCCACTGCTCCTTGCTGAGCACATGGCCGACCAGGTCATCCAGATGCAGGCGCTGCATGATGATGACGATGGCTCCGTCCTTCTTGTTGTTGAGGCGGCTGTACAGCGTGTTGTCGTACCAGGCGTTCGCGGACATGCGCTTGGCTTCTGAGAGCGCCTCATCCGGTTTTACCGGATCGTCAATGATGACAATATCGCCCCCGCGTCCGGTCAACACTCCACCCACGGAAGTGGACATCCGACCACCGCGAGCTGTGGTCTCAAAATCAAACGCCGCCGAGCGAGTGGACAGGCGAGTGGCAAACGCTCGCTGGTAGAAGGGTGATTGCATGATGGCCTGGCAATCTCGCGCCATCTTCTCGGACAGGTCCTGACCATAGCTGACGCAGATGAGGCGCTTGCTGGGGTCGTTGCCCAGCACCCAGGCCGGGAACGCCACCGAGGCAGCGATGGATTTCAGGCTGCGGGGTGGCACGTTAATGATCAGGCGCTTGAGCCTGCCCTCGTACACCTCGGTCAGGCGATCTGCCAGGAGGGACAGATGCCAGTTGTGGGCGTACTCCGTATTCGGGTCCAGGTGCTGAAAGCAGCGTTGGATGAAGGCACTGAGGTCATTGCGCAGGAGCATGTCGAACTGGGTTGAGGTCATTTGCATGATTTGGATTTCCTTTTGGGTTTGGGTGGGGAACTAACTACCGGCGGCACGAATTGCTGAAGGAGGGTGGCCAGGACGGCCGATTCGTTCTGGTCGATCGAGTCGGTCGCACTGACCACCTCGACGCCGACCAGTGGTGCTAGCCCGAGCATCTGGGTCATGGCACGCGAGTCCCCCTGGACGGCGCGGTTGACCATCTGGATCACGGCGGCATCGAGCTTGGTGATGGTCTTGCGGCGGCCGTGTTCGACGACCGTGATCTTTTCGCGCAGGGCACGGTTGATCGCCGTGGTTAGGTTGAGTGAGCCTTTCGGCCGACCGTTTGGATTGCCAGACTTTCCCTTTTGGAAACGGCTGTGCTCAGGCGGTTTGGCGTAGCCCACCGCGTACTGATTAGGCGAGGGCTCCTTCATGCGCGCCCTCCCCTACCACGGTCTTTGCTAGACCAGCCTCGCATTCGTCGAAGGTGGATCCGGTGTCGGCGTGGATGGCCTTCTTTCCCGTAAGCCGTTGCCAGCGACGAACGGCCGTATCCACGTACTTGGGATCGAGTTCAATGCCGTATCCGACCCGTCCGGTCTTCTCGGCCGCGATGATCGTGGTGCCGCTGCCGAGGAAGGCGTCCAGCACGATCGATCCACGATCCGACGCATCCAGAATGGCGTCCATGACCAAGGCGACCGGCTTCACGGTCGGGTGGCAGGCGAGTAGATTCCCTTCTTCGGACTTGCGGGAGAAAGAGTTGGCCCCGTCGTAAGCCCACACATTGGTGCGGTTGCGGCCAAAGCGACCCAACTGCACGTTGTTGACGTGGGCCTCACCACCGCCGTTCTTGTAGACGAAGATCAGCTCGTGCTGGCTGCGATACAGCGAGCCCATGCCACCGCAGTTCTTGGTCCACACGCACAGGTTCTTCAACTCCAGCCCCTGGGCCTCCCCTGCCGTCGACAGCTCGATCAGGTGGCGCCAGTCCATACAGACGTAGAGCAGCGCGCCAGGAACGGAGTTGGCTTTGATGCCCTGTAGGGTCTGCGTGAGGAAGGTCGTGAACTCGGCCCGCGACATTTCGCCGGAGGCCATCACGAACTCGGCGTGCTGGATCTTGCCCTTACCCCCCACATTGCCGGCGATCTTTACGTTGAAAGGCGGGTCTGTGAACGTAATCGCCGCCTGCTGTCCCTGCATGAGGGCGTCGTACGTCGCCGCCTCAAGCGCGCTGCCACACACGATGCGATGCGGTCCCAACTGCCAGACATCACCGAGCTGGGTAACGACCGGCATATCATCCAAAGGAGTACCGGACTCCGGTTCCTCCTCGCCCAAGCCATCCAGTGCCTGGATTCGCAAGTCGATCTCAGGCAAGTCAAACCCGATGGCGTCCAAGTCGAAATCCAGCTCTGCCTCGGACAGCATTTTTAGATGCTCGGCGAGGAGCTTCTCGTTCCAGACTGAACAATGATTGAGCTGGTTGTCCGCCAAAGCATAAGCGCGCGCCTGGAGCGGCGTGAGGTGTTGCAACCGAATGGCCGGCACGTGGGACCAGCCCAACCGTTTGACGGCCAACAGCCGTCCGTGGCCCGCGATTACTAGGTTCTGGGCATCCAACAACAAAGGACTGTTGAACCCGAAGGCTTCGACGCTGCGCGCCAGTTGCTTGATCTGCTTGTCCGAATGCACCCGTGCGTTCTTAGGATCTGGACGCAGGACCTCTATCGCGACCATCTCGATTGCCAGAACCGCTCGATTGACGGTTTCAGCAGTCTTGGATTCCCTCTTCATGACACCGACTCCTTGATAGGGCGGTGCCTGATGGCGACCGCATCAGGGAATTCCCTGACGCATGGGATTTGATAGGCCAGAACCCCTGCCTACATCTGCCATTTCCGTTAGGCCGGTTTATTTTTTCTCCTAATCCGCCTGACTTGATCCGGAGTGAGTCCGACAATCTCGGCAACCGCGGTGGCCGCATGTGACTCCAGGTGCTGGTTGGCTTCCAATAGGTCAAGAACGTCTTGCTTGTTTGAGTTTTTCGCGCGGTTTTGATTAATCACTTGCAATCGCCCGTCGCGCCTGACCTTTTCAGCGGCTATTTGGAGTTCACGCCCGCCTCTTTCCGCTTCACGGGTAAGCGGATGGTCGGGGCTCGCGGGGCCGGCTTTGCCGAGCACACGAAACTTGTCTGGATCCTTATTGCTGACGAATGCTCCGGAGTTGATCCTGGCGATGCCATAGCGGAGTACCAGCTCAGGTACTTTCGATAGATCCGTGACATTTCCGACCAGCACGGTGGGAAGCAGCGAGGGGCTGCGCTCGCCAAGATCTGGCGCGGTGTACTTCGCTCGGGAACGTCGTGCCATATGGCTCTACCTACCGGTGATGCTCCGAAACTGTCTAGCTTCTACGCTTCTTGATGCTGGAGCGCGCGCTTGAGGGCTTGATACGGGCCTCCCATTGCTGGATGAGCTCGGCTAGGCCGATGTTCAAGCTGGCGCAGTAATCCCGCAGCTCGACCAGATCCAGCCGCCGTATCCCCAACTCGACGTTACTGACAAAGGTCTGGTTGCGGCCCATGCGTTCGGCCAGGGCGGTCTGCACCATGCCTGCATCTTCCCGCAACTGACGCAGTAAAGCGGCCAGTTCGAGGTTTTCCGTCCGGTACAGGGTCTTGGACATGGGGGCTTCCGGGGAGTGACCCACCCAAGCTATGCCCCGAAACCCGTTACTCGATTACCCGGTATTCGGGTACTAGAGCTATGCTCTGGCTGCCTTGCGGCACCTGCTTTTTCTACCCAACGGGGGACCTATGAAGAAACTAGCGATAATTTTTGTGTCGGTGATTGTGGTGGTCATCGCCCTGGCCAAGCTCAGCGAACCGGGCACAGTTGCGGCGCCTGACAATCAGAAAGAACTGGCTGCCGCTGCGGCCTTCGGAGAGGCGGTGGCGGCCAGAACAAAAGCAACCGCCAAATGGGACGGGATTCAAATCGAGAAGGCCGATGGCCGTAACTACAGACTGATCCTTATGTACAAGGCCGACCCGTCAAATCAGGCGGAAGTTGGCCGCGATACCAAAGCAGTCGTACAAGCCGCGCTTGATGAGCTTGTGACGCAGGGTCGCCGACCGGCTGAGGAACAACTCAGCGTCACGGCATGGGCACACAAACCGGAGACGGGCGCGACGGGACAGAAACTCACCCGTGTGTATGGCCGTTCCGTCTATGACTACAACAACGATTCGATTCAATACAAACCAAAGTAGAGGACTACGGTGTTAGTGGATTGGCTACTTCGGGTCATCGATGCATTCCATCGGTGCCACGGGTGAGACTTCGCTCACCTGCTCTACAGGCACAATGCGTAGTATCGGCTTTTCGCCGATCCGACCCGGATTCGCGATCAGGAGTCTATCCAGACCCACGGGACGCACCAGGAGCCACTCACATCGCTTCTCAGCGCCGATGCGCACAAACGGCAGATCATGGCCATCCTCGGAAAAGAAATCATTCTGAGCATTCCATTTGCCCAGCAAGGGCGAAACGGAGGCAATGATCGCTAGAAGTCCATACGCATAAGCAAACATAACCACGCGCCCGGAGGATGAACGTCGCTCTGCAACCGCAGCGACTTCTGACACAGCCACGGTTGGTAGAAAGCAGTAGACACAAATTGCGGTTACTACTAGCCAATGCGACTTGTACTCATCGCCAAGGAAGTGCAGTACTGCGTAATGCAGTCCCAAAGCGATAAGGCCAATAACCACGAGCGCCACTGAAAGAATCCTCAAACCACGCAGCTTAAGAATCCCTTCGCTATAGAAATAGAGGTGAAGACCTGCGAGTAGCGCCATTGAGAAGAGGGGCGTCAATGCGACCTGAACTATTTGCATGGTGTCGAACATTGGTACGACCCATTTGGCATCTAGCTCGCGGAAATATCCGTTGAAGAAGGCCCAGCCCAGACAGTAGGCTAAACCTGTGAGCCCAACGGCGAAGCCCGCCACCTGGGAAATTGGGGTCAATACTGAGGCGAGTGCTTTCCCGATCTCCAAATCTTTCTTTGTCATTCCCATTCCCTGGCTACTTTCAGAGGACATTTCTATTACTTGACTCAATGGCTGGCAAGAGCGTGCATGGTGAAAAGGAGGCCCCATGCCCAGATCTACCAAAACCGAAAAAATACAAGTTCTGCCCTCAAGGACCCCTACCCCAACCCGCAAGATCCTCGAAACTCAATGGCAGGCAACGTTTGGCCGGCCGTTGTCGCCAAAGATGCGGCGCCCATTAGCCGCACAGCTGTTGCGCTTTCATGCCCAAGAAATCGCACACGGCGGGCTGTCTGCCGAGGTCGAGGCCTACCTGGCCACCCTGCTCCCCAAGACCCGGGGTTCGGGGCCACAAACGGCACCCGTGCCCGCCCGACGCCTTAAACCGGGCACCCGGCTCCTGCGAACCTGGCAGGGGCGGACCTACACGGTCTTGGTGGCCGATCCCGGCTTTCTGTACGAGGGCAAGACCTACAGTAGCCTCTCGGTGTTGGCTCGGGAGATCACGGGCACGCCCTGGTCCGGGCCTGTCTTCTTCGGATTGAAGAAAACCAAGCCTGCGAAGGTGCCGGCATGAAGACCAAGGGCAATACGGTCCCGCTTAGATGTGCCATCTATACCCGCAAGTCGACCGAGGAAGGCTTGGAGCAGGCTTTTAACTCGCTGGACGCCCAGCGGGAAGCCTGCGAGGCGTATGCGGTAAGCCAACGCCACGAAGGCTGGCAGGTATTGAATACCCGATACGACGATGGCGGGTTCTCTGGCGGCAACCTGACCCGCCCTGCCCTGCAGCGGCTGCTCGCCGATATCAATGACGGTAAGGTCGACCTGGTGGTGGTCTACAAGATCGATCGCCTCACTCGCTCCCTGATGGACTTCTCCAAGCTCGTCGAAACCTTCGACCGTCACCAGACCTCATTTGTGTCGGTCACCCAGCACTTCAACACGACCTCCTCCATGGGAAGACTGACTCTCAACGTGCTGCTGTCCTTTGCTCAGTTTGAGCGCGAGGTCACCGGGGAGCGCATCCGCGACAAGGTCGCGGCCTCCAAGCGCAAAGGCATGTGGATGGGTGGGCCGGTGCCGCTTGGCTATTCCTTGGTAGACAAAACTCTTGTGGTCAACAAGCACGAGGCAGATTTGGTGCGGCGCATCTTTGAACGCTACTGCCAGCTGGGCTGTGTCCAGGCGCTGCAGGAAGAGTTGGATCAGACCAACACCCGAGGACGCTCCCGGCTACAACGGGATGGGGCGACGGAGACAAGGGCATTCTCAAGGGGTGGCCTGTACGCCGTCCTCAACCGCCGCCTCTATCTCGGCGAAGTTCACCACAAAGGAGAATCTTTCGCTGGCCAGCACGAGGCTATCGTTCCCGCTGACCTGTGGGCAAAGGCTCAGACCAAACTACAAAACAACCGGCACGAGCGACGTACCGGCAAGCGTGCCCGCAACAGTAGCCTCCTGGCCGGCATGGTTAGGGACGGCACCGGGAATCGGTTGATTCCGTCGCATTCGACCAAGGGTGACAAGCGGTATCGCTACTACGTGACCCGTCCGGGAGGTGCGGACAAGAAGCGGCTTTGCTTGCCCGCACATGACGTAGAGCGGATTGCGACAGAGCAGTGGCTGCAACTGCTGAGTGCTGATGATCTGGATGTTCAGTTGGACGTCGAAGACCCCACCCTTGGCGCTTCGCTGCGAGCCAATGCCGAGCGATTGGCAAAGACATGGCAATCACTGGATACGCCTGGGCAAAGGGAAGCTCTGCTGCAAGCCAATGTTCAAGTGACCGTTAACGATCGGAGAATAGAACTCTCGTCAGAACCAGCCAGCTTGTCCGCGCTACTGCTGGAAGTCGGCAAACCATTAACACTGAAAGCAGCGCCCAGGAAGACAGCGCGGGTTATCAAAGCCGTCGATGCTTCCTTCATTAAGACAGCGGGCGAAACAAGAATCCTGGCGGAGGAAACTACTGCCATTGCAGCAACTATGACGCCCGGTCATAAGACGCTTCTGAAGGCAATCGCGCAGGGTCGTGATTGGGCGAAAGCACTGATAGCCGGAGAAGTCATTTCGTCTGAAGATATCTCAGCCAGGACAGGTCTTTCTGCTGCTCATGTAGCCCGAGGACTCAAGTGCATGAACATCCCGCCACCCCATATTGAGCGTCTAATTGCTGGCAAAGGCCCTCCCGAACTCACTTGGGCGGCGATTCGACGAGTTAACAAAGCCAACGCAACTGAGCTATGAGCAAATAATCACCTTCCTAGCTTTGGTAACCTCAAGTTATATTCTGATCTGGTGACAGCTTTCGGCCAAAGCGGACGCTAAATGTCTTAAATATAGCGACTCGCCAAGCAGACTAGGCTTGAATGGACTGTTGGTCTAGAACCAGATTCTCCAGCGTTTTTACAAACCATGCCGATCACATAAAGGATGGGATGTCCTGTTGTCGAAGTAGGCACAACAAACCCAACTAAACCGGTCTCCCAGCATTGAACGTTGGTTTAGCGAGCAAACATGCCATTGCATTTACCCCTTGACCACTTGCGTCCAGGGCGAAGGAAGCCAAGTCTTTCTCATTCAGACTTTCTAGCACCGATTCTAGAGTTGAGAAAAACGTAAATATTTCACAAATTAGCCATCGAGCCAGCGCAAGTACGATCCTTGTCGAGGCGCCTTTGCCTAAGCCTCAAAACAGCGGCTGACAGATCAAGTAATATAAAGCGCGCCAACACGCAGAATGGGGAATGCGTGAATACTGTGAAAGAGGGGATCGAAGAGACTCGACCGATCCGTGTGAATTACTCCGCGGAGCTCGATGAGCTGGTCAAGACATTTGAAGCTGAATCCTTGGCCCTGCCTCCCACTGAGGCGGCATTGCGTCAGTGGGCGCACAAAGCGCTGAGTCTAGGAAAGCGCGTTCGTGATGCTGAGTTCCATGGGAAGGGAAAGCTCCATCGCCGGCTTCAGCGTTTTCATTTGCAACTCCGACAGGTCAGAGCCGCACGGCGTAGGTTTGTGTCCCAGAGAGATTTCATGTCTGCCCCGGCCGGCAAAGATGCGGAATGGCAGGATCAATCGGTAGGCCTGCCGCGCAATGCACTGGCAGACGCAATTCACGTGTTTGTGGACGCTTGTGTTTCCGACATTGATGACACACCGGAGACAGTCATCGAGCAAGGGCTGGTGGGCGAGCCCGATATTGCCATGTCCCTCGGTGTCGCTGAGCCTGCCACGCTCTATCAAACAGCGGCCCCCCTGCAATACCCGGCGCGTGAGGAAAGTCAGCTTGGATCTTCGCAGAGTACCAGTCATTACTCTGCGGTCCGACCTGGAGCAACCAGGGTTGACCCGATTATGGCCATTGAGGGCCGACTTGCGTTGCCCCAGCAATTTGAGAAAGCACGCGAAACTGCAATCGCCTGGCTTCGGAAAAAGGGTATTCACGTAGCGCCCGATACATGGGATAGCTTCGAGGTAGAGTCCAAAGACAAGAAGAACCGCGCCATTGCCGTTGCCTACAACAGAATGTGGGCATTGCAAGTCGAAACGTCCGACACACACGTCAAAGACCGTCGTTGGCGAGTGGAAATGGTGCTTGTGGACAACGAGCCCACTGCTGGCGTGGGGGTGCGTTTGACGGCCATCTCCCCTGCCCACGAAGCTCCTCCTCCGCCCAGTATTCCAGGTCTCGTGTCTGCGCTCATTCTGGATATTGGGCTACTCGACGCAGAGGCAAACGAACAGCTCTTTTCCGGCGCCACAATGGTCGAGACACCACGTGCACTGAAAGAGCTGCTCGTTTCCTTGCACTCCACCAAACGCCGACGCCCTGTATTGGTAATGTCGCAATACCAGAAGGGTGAAAGGCTGGCCACCCTGATGGAACCAACCTCGCTAGCTCAAAAGCTTCGTGGCGTAGCCAGAGTCTATGTTCTGTCGCGCGAGATGAGCTGGGGTTTGACTCGCGCGCTGACCAAGCGCTTCGCCGTTGGTGGCGCGTCCATCCGGTTGTTCCGTCCGGGCTTTACCCTGGATGACAGCCCGATCTCCCATCCGAAATGGGATCCCACAGCCCTTGAAGAACAAAAATTACAGCTGAGCGGCCTTGCGGGACTGTTCGTTCGCGAGGCCGCCGATGCTTCCATCCAGGCATTGGAACGTGAGGATTCGGTCCTTCCCTTTGATCGAATTCGCGAGAGGGTCCTAAAGAAGCAAATCGAGGAAGCGCGTCAGCTTGCAAAAGTGGCGTCAACCGAACCGCGGTCGGAAAAAGAGATTCTGGCCATCAAAAACCAACTCAATGACGAGACCGCACTGAGAGAGCTTTTCGAAGAATCCAACTGTGCACTTGAACAGGAGTTGCGCGCTTTGCGCCATGAACGAGAAACGTTGCGGGAGGAATTCGATAGACTCAAAGCGTCTAATCACTACCTCCGCACTCGCATTAATCAGCCGGCTGTCGAAAATCTTGCAGTCGTTGAACCTGAGTTCCCGCAGGACTGGGATGATCTTGAAGAATGGTGCGAAGAGAACGTCGAGCCCTTGGTACGCGTTAGCTCAAAAGCTGTCAAGGCGGCGCGCGAATCGGTCTATGAAAATATTCCATTCGCCTACCAAGTGCTTTATTTCATGGCCAAGGTCTACGCGCCCTATCGTCGCCAGGAACTATCGTTGGATGTGTTTGAAGAAGAAAAAAATAAACTCAATATATTGGTTAATCCCGTCGGTCGTGCAGCTGAGGAAAAGCGAACTAAGCATCTTTACAGTGCGATGTTCGAAGGTAAGCCGCTATCGCTGGATATGCATGTAAAGGGTAGCGCCGATCGAAGCCCGAAATTTGGGTTTAGGCTTTACTTCCACTGGCACGAACAAGAGCAGTGTGTAGTAGTGGGGTCTTTTCCGACCCACCTGCGAAACAGTCTGACCAACTAGACCCTCAGTTCTTTGGTGTAGGGGGACGAACTACCGTTGCGGTCTTCTACAAGCCACTGATCGACCTGTTTGCGATTGGAGACGATCACATGCTGGCGCGCTGCGTCTTTTAATACTTCGTCTTTTTCAAGATTGAGATGGCGCAAGGTATAGAACAACATTGCTTTTCGACAGGGCAGAACCAACTGTCCATCACTCATTCCATAATCTCGCATCACCATCGTCTTTTGGTGCTTTGACAAGTTTGGGTTGGGCACAAGCAAGATGTTTACCCACACACGCCATCCATCATCTTTACTGGCATCAACGCGCTCTGGGGCAGGATCGGACGCTTCTACAGTCAACCTGCCTATGGCGAAGTCGCGGAATATCTGACGCTGGTGGCAATAGGCGCGCGTATGCCAGCGCAATCCGTCAAAACCAATGGCGTGTGGCGTGATGGATATCTGCAAGGGATCTTCCTGGTCCATCGATTGATACTGCACTTTCAATGCCGTGCCAGCGCGGATCGCCCGCACCAGCACCGCCACCTCAGCGCCTTCAATGGTGCGCGCCGGCGATGCCACTACTCCTGTAGGGGGCACAAACCCGACAAAGCTCTCGTCTCGATCTACGACACCGCATTCTAAGCGTTGCAACTCATCTAGATAGCTAGTCGCGGCGGTTCGATCGTCCAGCGGGCGGAAAGGATCCAACGCCAAGTAGGAGCGCGAACTCGCGTCATATCGCAGATTATCCGGCCTGGCTTCCTGATAGCTGGCCAAGTCGGCAGAGGCTTGGGGATGGGAAATATCGAAGAATTCGGTCAGATCACGGCGATTGATGCGGCCGTCATATCTAAGACGCAGGTCTATAAACGCAAGACGTCTGGCCTGGCCCCAGCGGGGCTTTGGCTTGCTTGATGCGGGCTGGTCCATGAGCGCTCCTTGGCAATACGGATCAGCTTACTATACGAATACTTACTTGACTCTAAAGAAACTATACGTATACTAAGTAGGACCTCTGAGCCTTCAATGGTTGAGCATCTTCCAATTGCGGCCCATCCGCTTCGAATCGAGTGGTAGAAGAACTATGAAAACTGATACCACTGAGACCCCACCTAGGGATCGAACACGCCGGACGAAAGGCCGGTTCGACACTCCTGACATCACCAAGTCCCTCGTGTGGGCGCGCGCGGCGGGGCATTGCGAGCTCTGCGGCGACGATCTCACGCGGGACGTGCGCGTCGACTTTGCCCTACGCTGGGGCCATGTCGCCCACATCCTACCCGCGAGCCCCAAGGGTCCGCGCGGGGGCGGCGACCATGACGCCAATCAGGCCGAAGCCAAAAGCAATGACCCCGACAATCTGATGCTGGCGTGCCCGGGGTGCCACACCAAAGCGGACACGAACGATGAGGGCTATCCGGCCCACGACCTCTCGGATCTGCACGCAGCACAGGTAGCTCGCATTGCCTTGGCGGCACGGACGCCCCAGGCAACCAAGGCAATCACCTTGGTCGTGCTGAGCCGGCATTTCCAAACGCTCAACCTGATTGCAAAGGGAGACTTGGAGCGGGCGATGTCAGCCGAGGGGGTCACAGCGATCTCAGCCGCACCCTTTGTGATCCTCCCGGAGCCGCTAGGTGCGCGGGACGACGACTACTGGAAGACGGTGTTCCGCCAAGTGCGCCACGAGATCGTGCGGCTGTTGGAGACTGCCAAAACCTTCCATGGCGACGTCCCTTTGCTGGCGGTCTTAGGGCTTGCCGACATCCCGGCCCTGGTGGTCGTCGGCCAGGCAATTGGCGATCGCATGCCGCGCCAACTGTATTCCTTCCACCGAATCAGCCGGGTGCAATGGCCCGACGTGGAAGCAGCTCCGCCCGTGTTCCTTTACACCCCGCCACCTGAAGGGGATGGTCCCGTCGCGTTGGTGTTGTCCATCTCCGGAAAGATTCCGGAGCGCGATGTGCTGGCCGCACTGCCCGACGCACGCATCGCCGTGCTGACGGTGCCCGAGCCCAGCACACTTCTGATTCAAAACCGGAAGGTGATCCACGCCTTCGTCGAAGCGCTCCAGACACCATTGAGCGACCTGGAAGCGCTAACGCCAGATCCGATTCATGTGTTCCCCGCCATCCCGGCCGCATTCGCGATCGAGTTCGGCGCGTTCCTCACCATGCAACACCGCCATCCTTACGTCGTTTATGACCGCATGGAGGACGACCATTTCGCTCCCATCCTTCCCCTTGGCTACCCGCAGGAGGCTTCACGTGACCTTTGATCAGTTCGATCCAACCCAATTGCAAAGCTGGGAGCTGCTGCTGTTGCGCGCTACCCAAGAAATGTCGCTGACGGCGCCGCAATACACGACCATCGAAGGCCGTTATGCAACGCTGCAAGACATCTTGACTGCGTCCAACCATCCTCTGCTTCAGGGCGCTCACGTGTTCGTCCAGGGCTCCATTGAGTTGCGCACGACGATCAAACCCGCTCCCGGCGCAAAGGGTCCGATGGGGACAATCGATGCAGATGCTGTGGTGTGGCTTCCGAATGCTAACAAAGCCAGCACGGCCGAAGTTCTGCGTGTCATTGAGGAGCGCTTCCGCGAGGGGACCCGCGTGGACGCCCCCATCGTGCAGCTGCGCCGCGGTATCCGGATCGAATATGCGGATGAGAACCCCGGGTTCCACATCGACATAACCCCCGCTCGCTGTGCGCCCGGCAACGCCGACTGCAATGGCGTCGGTGCTTTGGAGGTGCCGGACCGCCAGCTCGGGTGGAAGGCCAGCAGCCCGCGTGAGTATTCCGCATGGCTACAAGGCGTATCGAAGATGCGTATCTCCGTGCAGGGATTGGATCAGCTGAAAGGACGCGGCGTCGTTCTAGATGAGGCCTCCCAAGACCCGCTACCCGCTTATGGCGACTACATCGACGGTAACCCATTGCGCGCCGCCATCAAGTTGCTCAAGCGCCATCGCGATGTGTGGGCGTTGCGCAACCGTCGCGAAGACGAGCGTCCGATTTCTGCGATCATCACCACGCTCGCCACTCAGAGCTACGAAGAGATGGCTGCGCGCGGAGAAATGGCGGCACTACGTCCGGTCGAGATCATCCTGCGACTCGTGGCCGGCATGCGCCGTTTCATCGACTTCTCCTCGGCCACCGGCTATGAAGTGTTGAACCCGAAGGACCGCGGCGAGAATTTTGCGGAAAAGTGGAACCGACCCGGTGGCGAAGGCATGGCGTATCGCACGGCCTTTGAAGATTGGCACCTGCAAGCCGTGGCCGACATGCAACTTGGCCTGATGGATCTGGGTGGCGATGGTGCGCTGCGAGATCGGTTCACCGAGCGGTTTGCCGTCACCGAGGCAATGGTGCGCGACGTGATACGCGACTTGCCCGGCAACTGGACGCTTCCCGGCCGCGCGCCGGGATACACGCGTGCCGCCGCCAGCCTCGCGGCGTTAGCCGGTCCGCATGCTGCGAGCAGTGCGCCGCAGAATGCCGTCGTGTCGACTGGTCGCCTTGGCTAAGTCGCTCACACCAGAAATCGAGCGCGGTATTGCCGCGCTCATGGCATACCTGGGCAACGGCGCCGGCTTGTTGAAGCAAGTGGCCCCGAAGCGCGAGGAGCTTGCGAGCTTCGAGTTCCCACTGCCCCCGGACTTTCTGGGCCAAGAACGCACGCTAGGGCTTGGCTTCAGCCACAGCTTTCCCGGCGCATTAATGCAGGTGCGCGTGACGCCAAACGCCTGGCTCGTATGGCCGCATGTAATGCAGGCGGACTCTGCTTGCCTGTTTGAAGACGGCCGCCCTTTCAACGCATCTCCTGAAGACGCCGTCCAGCAGGTCATGGCGCGGGTGTGGGAGCTCGTCCAATTCGCTTCACCGGCTACGAGCAACGCGGACAGAAAGGCGGAGTTCGACCGCGAAATTGTGACTTACTGGGCGCAGCAGCTGGAACTCGGCCCCACGCAGCTTCTCCTGCTGGACGACCCCGCTTCCGATTGCGAGCTGTTCGTCCTCACCGATGCTCGCCAGCGCCCGAAGGATGCCCCGCCCTCTTTGTGGATGAGCACTGACAAGAACGCGCTTTCACAGTTGGCAGGTCGCGTCGGCATGTTGCAGGGAAAGTTTCGTCAACTCGCGAAGGGTGCCTATTTCCAACGGCTCGACAGCTTGCCGGACGTGCGCGCACCCGCTGCCTCCGGTTTGGTCGGTTGGCTGGCGTCTAGCTGCTCGGATCATGGAACGGGCATCAAGACCTGGCTTGAAGCCTCCAGCGGGTTACCCGAGCGCCACGTAGTTCTGAAGCTTCCCGAACGCAATGGACTGCGAAACTACGTTGCGCTAACACTTCGCGCCGGTGGGTTAAAGAAAATGACGAGCCCCGTTTACGGAAAGCGTGCCGCCCGCACTGCGCACCACAATTCCCTACCCAACAACCTCAACCTAGTGCGATCTTTGCTCCAAGTTGTGTCCCGCGATGCAGTTCATTCTCGCGATGCAATTTCCGCGGCCAGTTTGGCAGAAAAGCACGTGGCGCTTGTCGGCGTTGGCTCCCTCGGAAGCCAAGTGGCGATGCAGCTGGCACGTGCTGGGGCGGGCCGCTTGACACTTATCGACCCGGACATCCTCAATGCCGAAAATCTCGGACGGCATGTGCTCGGGATTGATGACTTGGGACGCTACAAGGTTGACGCGATGCGTGATCGGCTGATGCGCGATGTGCCCAGTGTCGAGGTAACCGCAGTTCCTTCGTGGGTCGAATTATCCACTTCAGTTAAAGCACTGCAAACCGCTGATCTTGTCGTCGTTACTACCGCTGATTGGCACAGCGAACTGTGGCTGTGGCGGCGCAAACTGGAAGGGGCGAGCTGGCCGCTTATGCAAGCATGGAGCGAGCCGCATGGGGTTGCGGGCCACGTTCTCGTTGCACCCGCAGAGTCGTTCGACAACGGCACACAACTTTTCGACGCCACCGGAGTGTTTCGCCACCCATCCACGAACGGCTGGCCGAACAACGGCTTTGTCGACCGTCCGCAGTGTGGCGGTCGCTTTATCCCCGGTGGTCCGATTGGGCTGGCCTCGATCTCAACGCTTGTCAGCCGAGTCGCGGTCGAAACGCTACAGGGCCACATTTTGGCTCCGCAGTGGCATCGCTACACGGCCAATGAGGACGCGGTGAAGCGTGCAGGTGGCACCTTGATTCGCCCCGAAGATATCAGTGGCGTCGACGCGGTCTTCGATGAGCAGCCTTGGCCCAACGTTTTTTCCGAAGTAGCTCCCGCATGAAGCGGGTTTACGCTTGGTCTTGGCACTGGCCTAACCGCGACATAGTGCTGCGCATTCCAGTCGATGTCGCCTCGGTATGGCGGCAGCATCGACAGGCCCTTTGGCAGCGTGAGCGCGGCGGACAGCTCTTCGCAGAAGTTGCCGTATCGGGCGATCTCGTTCTCGCATCGGCAACGTCGCCTCATCCTTGCGATCGCTCCTCATGGGGATGGCTAGAACTAGACGCTGCCAGGTGCCAAGCGGAGGTGGCTGACGCGAACAGGGTTGGTCACCGCCTTGTTGGCACTTGGCACACCCATCCGCAGCGCGTGCCACATCTCTCGCCTACCGACCGCAAAACATTGACTGCTAGCGCTCGCATTAATGAGGGTGTTCTTCCTGCATCACTCGCCGTGATCGTTGGCTACGGAGTCGGCGATGCGAGCATTCGCGCGTGGCGCGTAGACGCGAATTCAGTCGAAGAAGGGCTCACGTGCTCTTGACGGAAGTAGCCATTGTTGTGGTCGACTAAACTGACGGCAGAGAAAGATACCGCCAACCTCGCAGGTTGTGCCGCCAGCAGTTTTTCTTTGGACCAAAATAGAGCCACTAACCATTTGATAGTTAAAAGGTTTTTTAGCGAAGTCCGGAAGAGAAACGGAGGTTCCTGACTAAATGGTGGGCCGTGATGGATTCGAACCATCGACCAAAAGATTAAAAGTCTTCTGCTCTACCAACTGAGCTAACGGCCCACATGAAACCCCCGGCCTTGCGCCGGGGTGGGCATTCTAACGCACCGGGCGTGGTGTGCGAAATCAGGCGTAATGGGTGGGGTCTGGTACGCCGGCATCGGCAAAGCCTGCGGCACGCAGCTGGCAGGCGTCGCAATGACCGCAGGCGCGGCCCTGGTCGTCGGCGCGGTAGCAGGACACGGTCTGGCTGAAGTCCACGCCAAGGCGCATGCCTTCACGCACGATGTCGGCCTTGCTCATCTTCAGTAGTGGCGCGCGGATGCGCAGGCCCGCGCCTTCCACGCCGGCCTTGGTGGCCAGGTTGGCAAGGCGTTCGAAGGCGTCGATGAATTCGGGGCGGCAGTCCGGGTAGCCGGAATAATCGACCGCATTGACACCACAGAAGATGTCGGCGGCACCCAGAACTTCGGCCCAGCCCAGCGCGACCGACAGCATGATGGTGTTGCGTGCGGGCACATAGGTGCTGGGAATGCCCTGCCCGCCCGCCTCCGGCACTTCGATACCGGAATCGGTCAAGGCGGAGCCGCCAATGGAGCGCAGGTCGACATTGACTGTCTTGTGCGCCACGGCACCCAGTGCAGCAGATACGCGATCAGCCGCCTGCAGTTCGGAGGTGTGGCGCTGGCCGTAGCGGACGCTGAGCGCATGCACGGCGAAACCCTCTTCGCGCGCAAGGGCGAGGACGACGGCGGAATCCATGCCACCGGAAACGAGGACGACTGCGTTTTTCATAGCGCAATTCTAAAGTAGGAGCG